GCGCTTTTGCGTCATCAAGGTAAGCCTGCACGTCCATCAGGTTTGCTTCCGCTAACCTTAACCCATCAATCATAATTTTATTTGCAGCTAAATCGTTTCGCCGATAATACGCTTCTGATGGCAAATAAACACCATTATAGCTGTTGCTTGGCTTAGAGTATCCGTGGTTTATCGCGGCAAGCATTTCGGTTAATTCACTTCGTTCAGCAACCGTTGCTGTTAAAGGGGTATACCAAAGCGTCTTGTCTAAGCCCGGTGTGTTTCCATACTCATCAATAATTGGCAGAGCGTTTTCAGAAATGCCGGGGATGCGCGTTTGGAATTTATTCCACGCCTCAACAAACCCACGCGCACCAACTGTTGTTATTTGATCTTCTGTGACCCTGCTTGCCCTTACTGTTGGGTCAATCATCGATTCGATGCGAGCTACGATTGTGCTGTTAGCCATACCCAGAACTGGTGCGCCAGAAATCATTGTGCTGCCGTATCTTTTTGCCAAGGCATCAACAATTGCTAAAAACCTTTCACCGCCATCAGTTTGGCGTTGGTTAAATATGCTGGCAAGCTCGTTGATGGCTTGCAGTGAACTTAGGTTTTGAGAATATTCTGCAACAGCGGCAACTGACGCAGACGCCATTTCACCCATTAATGTATCGTCAGGGTCATACTGCCTAAATTTCAAAGCATCAGAAAAAGCTGCGCCCATTAAAAATGGTGCGCTCACCGGCTCCAATCTTTTTAATGAAATATATGTGTAACCAGTAAACTGCCCTGTGCCGACTGTTACAGCATCTTCACCTAAAATTGCTTGTAGACGTTTCACAACATCAGATGATATCTCGCCCTCTCCCGCTTTGTACGCAAACGGTTGCCACCCAGCAGACCTCAGATTGCGGCGTTCCTCTGTGTCAGGTGGGCCTTGGCCGGTAATCTTGTCGTATTGTGCCGCTGTCACACCAGCTATCATTATGCCTGACCCAAAGGCCGCGCGGCCGTAAGCCAAATCTCTGTATTTGCCGCCCTTGTTCCACTCCGTGTGAAAGCGCGGAGACGCAAAGAAAAGTGGGCTTCTGGCACCGGCTTCAATGCCAATATTTGTAACAGTCTTGGAAAACAAAACCAGCGGTTTTAGGATGGGGCTGCTAATCATTTTGTTTGCAAGATGAAATGCTTTTCCGGCTTTTGTAGTTCTGTCGATGTCATCTTGCAATGTGGCCTGCTTTCGCCACGCTTGGACACTAGCCTCAACGTCTGCCGGGCGCTCAGTCAAAAACTCTATGGCAGCTTGCTCTGCTTTTTCTATAGCTTCTTTTTCTGATGACCCGCTTGCCAGCGCATCGTCAATAATCTTTTTAGCGTGATTGTAAGCCTGCTCATGCAATTCCATCCGAGCCGCAATGCCGCCAAATATTTCATCACCCGCGCCAAGAGCAACAAATGGGGAGGCATATACATTCCCAATAGCATCAACCATTTTCCCTACTGCGCCGTCCATAGCGCCGATTGATATAACTTTGCCTCTAAAGTTGGCAATTTCTGTGTTTGCCCAATACGCGCTTGACACAGGGTTTCTGCTTGCGTCTTTTGCTGATGGGTCATAGTCGCGTATTTTTTTTGCCGCCATATGAATGCCATCAATTAAACCATTTCTAAATCCTGTTGCCCGCGCCATAACCTCATCAGCGTAATAACGCTCTGGATTTGGTTGAATGCCAACAGCTTTTTGGATTGCTTGCCGCATAGTTCCCCACGCCACAGCAGCGGCTCTTTCAGGCACGTCCATTAAAATGGATGCCATACCACCAGCCATATTATAAAGGTGTGTGTCGAAAGCGGTAAGAGCCATTGACTGCGCCATATAAATCCAGCTTTCGTACATTTTTTTGGCAAGGCTTGTTTTGATGATTTTGTTTTTGCCAGCGCGGCCTTCGGTTGTAACATACTTTTCCGCTAAAGCGCGTAATTGGTCATCGCCGCCAAAGCTGTCGAGTGCAGCTTTAACTTGGGTCGCGCCAATGGTTTGATTACGAATGTTCTTGAACACATTCATAGACCGGGCAACGTCACTTTTAGCGCCGGACAACGCAGTAAAAATAATCTCATGCTGTGCAAGCTCTTGCCGCAAGTCTAACTTACCGGCGCTATCCAGTTCGTTAGCCGCAGCTTTAGCCATTAACGCATCAACACGCTGGGCGCTCTCATCATGCAAAGCCTGCAAAGATGCAAGTTGTATCGCTAATTTATTGTTTCCAATTTCACTTTGAAGGTTTACCCCATCAAACATACTTTTAAGCTGCTTTTCAGAAACGCCAGACGCAAATGCTTTGTCTCTAATGCTCTGTATGCTTTGACGGCCAGTATCAACCGTCATAGTTTTTGCAACTGCTTGCACTGTTGCAGCCAGTTCATCTTCATCATAAAAGGTCGTCCGGGCTGGGCCGCGCTCAACACCCGCCAGCTTTTGCGCTTTAGTGGGGCTAGGTGCTTGTCTGGCTGTACCCATTTGTGCGGCGCGTTCAGCTTCAAGCGCCGCTAACGCATCTTCAGATATTGGTTTTGGCGGCTCAGTAACTGTAGTTGGCGGCGCGGGAATTTCTGGCAAAGTCTCTGTAACATCTGAAGGAACGTCCGACACAGGTGCTGTCGGCGGCTCGTCAGAGACTGTTGGCGGCACAACGTTGCTAGGCTCAGTAACTCTATAATCTGGCGATGTTCTAGCGCCGCGCTTTGTTAGAGGGTCAATTGCTTGTCTGGCCGCTGACTTGCCAACGCCAGAAAACAAGCCTGCCTCTTGGATGCCATCAGCAGTGTCTGATCTATTTTCGTCAGCACCCTCAATTAAAGAGTTTAAATCGCGTGGTCTAATCGCCATTGTCTGCACTTTCCTGTTTTGCCGCGCCTAATGCTGTGATAGCCACAGGCCCAACAATACCATATTTTTCTAATATCTTGATCGCTTTATCGTCAAAGATGACATAGTTCTTTTCTACGTCTGCCTCATCTATCGCTGCGCCCCTTGAGCCAGCGGCACGATATTTAATGCCGGGGATACCAGCGTCAGAAAGCCGTTTTGACAAATCCTTTGGCATAATACCGCGCTGGTTTTTAATGCTTTCAAACAAAGTACCAATGTCAGCCGTTTTTGCCACACCATATTCGGCATAGATAGGTTCTAAAACCTTTTCAAATTTTGGTTGTTCACGCAAAGATTTATCATAATCCAGCATATCTTCTGGCTTTGGCTCAAGGCCAACTTTGTACATTTTTCCTTTTTTAACCCCTAGTTCAGTAACTGTTGAGGTGGTTTCTATTGTAGATTTTGGCTCAATAAAGTGATTGTATATAGTCTTAAACCTACTTGGCGCTCCCTGACCACTAGGCGCTAAACTTTCTACAGCCGCGCTCATATCGCGCTTGCTACTAAGGCCTTGCCCCAATTGAGACAAAACTGTCGTAACATCGTCAGTTAATTCCTCTAAAGTTCCGGGGATGCCCATATCTTTAGCGCGTTGCGCAACATCTGCTATCTCTGCCCCAAACACATCTTGAATATCGCTTGTGTAAACGCTATCTAACGCTTTACCGTTGAATACGGGCATAGTCTCATTTAAGAGACTTATAATACTGCCGTCTCTAAACTCAAAAGTTTTAAGTGCGCCAGATTGCGTTGTTTCAACTGCATTGTCGTCTAGCGTTTGAATGTAAAAATCATAATCAGGGTCAGCAGAATTTATTTGTAATTGTTTAGTATCGCCAAACACACCTTTATTAAAGTTTATATCTAAAGCAAGTTCCCCAGCTATATTTTCTGGGGCATCCGGCACAGACTGCGGTATGCCATCTTGCCTTCTGCTTATGGTGTCCCGATAAAACTTAGCTATGTCCTCGCTATCGGTAAAATACAGCCCATAACCATAAGCCTGTGCGCCCTCACCAGTGCCAATCTTTTCTAAGCTAAATTGGTCAAAGTCTGCGCCAGAACCGTGAAACGCAATGATGCCCGGCTCGGTCTCAGTTGGCGGCACAGCGGTAACTGGGTTTTCTTTTGTTGGCCTAACCAACTTACCAGCCGCAGCCAACGCCGGATCAATCACTTCCATAGGATCAGCGCCAGACATAACGCGATCGGTAATAGGCCCACGCTCTGCCATACGCGCCTCGGCGGCTTGTCCGGCCTGATCAATGCCACGCGCAATAGCTGGCGCAGCTTCAGTTGCACCACCGACAAGCGCCTTGCCAAGCGTACCACCGACAGCAGACCCAACAGTGCCAGAAACGGCCAAGCGGGTTGCTGCCTCGGCCAAGGTAGGCTGATCACCGGCGGCTGTCTCAACGCCCATCAGGCCACCTTCAAAGCCCATACCATAGCCAGCGCCAGCAGCCATACCTGTCTTGCCCGGCGCAGTCATAGCTTTTTCACCGACAAAGCCAGCAGCCTTTGCTGTCGACATCAACATATTACGCAGGCCGGTCGTTGCTGTTTTACGCGCCATAGCTTTTGCGCCAAGCGAATACAAGCTGCCAACCGGCGTTGCGTATGTTAGCGGGTCAGCCGCCAAACCACGAAAGGCGCGTTTGATTGTCGCGCCTTCTGTTTTGGTGTCGGCGTATATGTCCAGCATATTTAAAAAGCCATTAGCCGCGTCTGGCCCGGCGCTCTCTGACATAAGGTTGTAAACTTGCACACCAAAGCCGGGAACGCTGATACCGCTTTCACCGGGGATGCCAGCGGGGCCAGCCATATTCCAGTTGAACTCAGACATAAGATCAAGGCCATACGATGCAGCTTGCTTGTCAGACCCAATGAACCGCTGCCCATCATTCATAACCTCAAACATCTTCTTTGATGTTTCAATCCACTCAGGCATCAGCTTCAATTGATCTTCTGTATATTTTGGCTTGGACGGCGCAGGCGCATCTGTTTCTGACGGCATACTCATATCAGCAGGCGCAGGCTGCGCAAGGTCTTGCGGCGAAAACGTCTGAAGGAACGCTAATGCGGCCCCTTGATGATCGTGCATTTCTTCAAATTCATCCATTATTTTATCTCGTCTCTAAGCAAAGCCTGTTGCTCTATAAACCCTAACTTTCGTTTTATGTTTTTTAAATCATCAGTGGACAATCCAAGCGCAACTCTATTAGTGGCAAAATAATCATATTCTGAGTTTTCTGTAATATCTAAGTTTGGATATTTGCTCGCCAGCCCAGCAACAGTTGTGTCAATCTTTTTTTGATGTTCGCTTTGCAACAATTCCTTGCGATACTCTTTTGCTATTTTTGCTATCACAGGCTTGTCCTGCAAGCGCCGATCTGGGTTTTTTCCCCACGCATCCATATCGTCAGCAAACCTGTTCTCTACCGCATTGACAAAACGATTGTGACGCTCGGCTTTTTTCTTTGAAACATTAAGCATACCCGGCACGATTGCTGCGTGTGCCTTTGCCTCGCGGTCAACCTCTCTGCGTGTTTCTTTTGTTGTGCTGTCTAAATATGGAACAAGACCCAAGGTTGCTTTTGGGCCAACACCAAGCGCGGCGGCTTCTGTTTGCAATTCATCAAATGTTGTTATTTGCTCTGCGTTAATCATTTGCTTGATGCGGAACTCTGCAACATAGTTTGGCGTCTCTTCTGCTGCCGCTGCGGTTTTGGCTTTCTTTAGAGCCAATATACCTTGTGCGCTAATTGCGTCGCCGTTGCTGTCAATCGCAATTTGCTCCAAACCATCTAAGGCAAATCTCTCTTCTTGAGAACCTTCAGGCGCTTCAGCAAACGCCAAGGCTTGAACTGTTGCTGATTTTTTATTTATTTTCAGACCATCTTTTTCAATTTGGTCGTCAGTGGTTTGACGCGCAGCTAATTCTGCTCTCACACCTGACCTAAACTCAGCCTGCTGTTTGCTATCCAACATATTATACAATGGCGTCAAATCACCCATATCGCCGCTACGCAAAGCGCGGAGCCTTTTGTCTTGCGGCAAATTGATAACGTGATCAGTCAAGACACCAACTTGAACATCTGTAATCACTTTCTGAATTGCTGAAGATTGAGCCTTGGCATAAACAAGATCGCCTGTGCTGATCACAACGTCATTGGCTGATCGCGCCAAAACACTCAACTCACCAAGACGGCTCTCAAGGTCAGCGTCTTTTTTTGTTAAAATGTCTTTTGCTCGCTCTGGTAGCGTCTCCATAAACTCATCAGCGGCAGCAATCTTAACCGCTTTATTGATAGACATTTGCGCTTCAAGAGCAGACTTGTAAACGGTTGATGCACTTGTATTTGCCGCAGCGTTGTATTTTAGGGCTTGGGCTGGATCGACCCCAGCAATAAGTTCGCTGTGAGCGTCAATCATTGACGTTAAATCACGGCGCATTTCAGTTATTTGCTCATTGCTGTATAAGCCGTTGCTCTTAATTGCAGCGTTATATTCTGCTATTTTTTTGTTGGCTCTAATTTCAAGCTCAGTCGTAAGCTGCTGGGCGGCAGTCGCAGTCGTCACCGCGCCAAATATCGTATCTGGATCGCCAACAATTTCTTCAATGTCACGACCCTGCGAAATTGCGTCTTGGATTTGTTCTGCCGTTACCGGGTTTTCAAATGCGTACTTTGCCGCCTCGCGCTTGGTTGATGCTACTTTTTTGTCGTAAGCATACTTAACCATTTTGTCTAGGCTCTTGCCAATGCTGCGGTAAACCTCACCCTGCGCACGACCAGCAGACACAAAATCAACATCAGGGATAGATGGTATCGAAACCCCTAATGGGCGATATTTAGGTAACTCTGCCATTACAAGCCCCCGCCAGCGCCCAGAACATCATCGGCGTTTGTTAAATAAGACCCGCCTGTTGATTTTGGCGCACCGCCAAACCCAATTGCCATAGTAGCAATATCAAATATTGCACCAACTGTCTCAGCTTGTGCGCGTTTTAGGGTTGCCTTTGCTTGCAAGCCGTACTGCATTGCCCGCGCCTCACCAGCACCAAAGGCAATAATTTCACCATCTCGACTATTATAAATTTCTGTTGCGCCTTTTTTCTGGGCATACAAAGCAAGCGCCCTTGCGCTGCCGCTAAATGGATCAATGCCGCCAGCGCCAGCGCGGGCGTTGATGGTTGCCTGCGTTGCCAAAATATTATCCATAACGGCAATGCCTTGCTGCTTGTATTTAAGCACCTCTGACCTTGCCTGCACCTTTGCATAAGCGGCTTGGTTAAGTAACGCCTTTGCCTCGGTCTTGGCTATGTTGCCTGCAAATAATCCACTCATCTTATTGCCCTACACTAATTTTGTAATCAATACCAAGCAGGGTCATCTTTAGTGGAACCTCTTGGCCGATTGTTATTTGCCCATCGTAAGTATACCCTAAAATGCCGTGCAATGTCTTGATGCCTGTGTACTCCGGCACGGCGCTGCCAAATACGCCTGTGCCAAACTGCCGGAACGGTATCAGCTTGCCATCAATTGTCAGCGATTGCGTCTCAAACAATTCAGCGTTTACCTCAAAGATACGCTTCTTAAAACCCTTTAGGGAGCCGCTGGGCAGGTTTGGCTCAACCGGCAATGTCTTTACCTCTGGCGTAAAGTTAAGGCCAACCTGATGGCTTGTAGAGGCCGCTGTGGCAAATGTCACTGTGAATGGTGTGCCGGGTACAGTCTGATCAGGCTCAATGATGCCGTCGCGGATTATCTTAACAGTTTCGCCTTCTAGGTGCGTCATGTTTACTGACGCCGCAGCACCGCCAACAATTGAGCAATCAAGCAACACATCAGCATCAAATATCTCAACGTAATAAACATCGGCGGTATTTACGTTACGTTTTACCACAACATAAATATCATCAACGTCAACGCCGATATTTATAAACTCGCCATCGGTTGTCCACTCTGACGGCGCAATGACGTTCTGGCTGCGTAGCAATGTATAGCAGGCAATGCTGCCGTCGTCGCCATTTACCAGCATCAGGCGGTCGCCCTCATCAGTTGACGTTGCGACGCGCACCGCCATTTCTTCTGGGGTCTTTAACAGATGCGATGACAGCAAGGATATCTTTGATGACGTGTAAGCCTGAACCGCGTCACTAAAGATAAACTCTTGGATCGCCTTGCCCTGCCGCTGAATAAACAGCGTTGAGCCGTCCACGTTCTGCAACCTTAGCCCGGCCTTTGCGCCAAATGCAGTCTGTTGTTTGACGATCAGATTTGTTGGCGTGATCGGCGTGTCTAGCGTTTGTGGCACATAAAACTCAGCGCCGGTTGTAAATATCTGCAAGTGACGCCCAGAGTAAATATCAACAATGGCGTTAAATGTGCCAGTGTCCAGCGTCGCCTCAACAGCCGCATCATCGAGGCTCTCGCCCTTATCAAAGTTGAAAAAGTCAGAAACCCGCGAACCCCAGATAGTTGATGGGCGCTGCTTGCTGCCGCCAAAATATAAGCGACCTTCGTGAAATGTGACGCTGCGCGGCCAGCCGCGTGTCGATGACCACACATCCTCGTAACCGTGTTCTGTCTCAAAGTCTCCGGCATTGATTGTGCTGGTGTCAAAGAATGGTATTTCAACGTAAGCCTTAACCTCGGTGGCGCTGACATATTGAGTAATACGCGCACGGCCAAAACCATTCAAAGCCACGACAAACTCATCAACCATAGCTGTGCCAAAAGCGTGAACATTATATTGGCTAGTCGCATCGGGCTGGGTCGTCCAAGCCGGGAACACTGTCAGCACCTTGGTCGCCGCAACGTAATCCTCAACGTGCCGCACCTGACCAGAGCCGGTGCCACCTGTTATCTGAATAAACATACCATTAGGCGCATCGTCTGTTGTGTAGCTAGTGGCCGCTTTTAGCGTAATTGTATTAGCGCCGCCAGCCTGCGCTGTGCCGGTGTCGGTCGTGACGCCAGACGCGGTTAGCGTTATGTTCCCTGATGTTGCGCTCGGCGTAATATTGTAAGCCGGGATGTGCGTGTCGATATCAAAGGCATATTTAGGCACAAAGCTAAACGTGATTGTGCTGGCCGTCCAATCGCTGTCTGTTGCACCGCGCAAAATCCTGACTGGCTCCAAATCCTCATGCACGACAATCACAGTGTCAGCGGATTGCACCCAGTTCATTTGTGGCAAAATTGCGCTAGTCAGGCTGGCAATCGTCAGATAGTCATTGCCGCTGCCATTGATGTTTGTAATTTGTGCGCCGTTTTTGAACACATACATTTTGCCGGGCGTAAACACCAGCATATAGCTGTCAGAGACGCTAAACTCAAACGACACCATCCGCACTGCATCAGCCGCGCCACTGTCTAGCTCGGCAACAAACTTTGTGCCGTCACGACGCTTTGCGCCGCCTTGCGGCTGGATGCTGACATTTCTGGCTGTTGATAGGCCAGATTTGTATTGGCTGATATCAGTACGCGCCCGCAGCTTTGGATCAAGCTCACCAGCCGTAAAATCATTCTGTATCTGAATGATGCGGCTCATGTTAGTACCTTATGTCTGAAATCGGGAACTCTTGTATTTGCTGTGCTGGCCGGTCAGCGCCGTCAATGTTAATGGCAACGCGCACCAGACCGCCGCGCATATTTTCTGCTGGCGCACCATATGCCTTTGCGTGGTAATAATCAGCCTTGGTAATCTGATCAGTAATAGGCTCGGCAAATTCTGCCGCGAGCGCCATTTTTAACAACCGCACAAAATATGGCGGGAAAACGGCAGGCTCTGGGCGAAACTGGTAATCAATCCAGACATCTTCGTAATTTGTGTAAAGGCCAAGGCTGTAAACCTCAAAGTCGCGCACCGGCAGCGCACCAATTGCGCCTGTGTTAAATACAGCCTTTGGGTTTCCAAGGATGTCGCCGGGCAAAGCGTAAGTGTATTTCCATTCGTTGATCGGCGTACCGGCAAGCTGCGCAAGCCTGACCTTTTTGACTGACCAAGAATAAGCATATTGCATTAAGAGGGTGTCGCGCACATCGTCATAAAGACGGTCAGCGATTTGTGCTTCATCGGTGCCAGTCGCAAACGATGAAAGCGGGGCAGCGCCCAGCATGATCAGAGCCTCGGAACATATAGAAAGTTTGGTATCGCCCTGCGCCATTACGCCACTCCAAAATGGGGAAATGGGGCGGCTTGCGCCGCCCCACTATTATTAGTCTGTGTCGGTCATGCTGATGGCTGTGCCATCGGTCACGTCGACCACACCAGAAGCGTTTGACGCCACCATCACAATTGACAGTGTTGGTGTCGCGCTGTCGTGAACGAAGATGATGTCGCCGACTGCCAGAGTGTCTGACAGATCATTGAAATATCCCGCTGTGTTCACAGTCGCAATCGCGTCTGCTGATGTGTAAGTGTACATTGATGGTGCGTTGCCTTTTTTAGCTGCACCGATCACGTTCCAACCTGCTGAAGAGAAAGCCATTGTCTAAACTCCTTTCTATTCAGTTGCGCTGATGGCAACGATACCTTCGGCGTCAATGGCTACTGCACCAGCAGAGAACATTGAGGCTACCAAAAAGCTCGTTTTTTCAGCGACATAGTTGATTTCAGTCTTTTGGTTCATGCCAATGCCCATACCGACTGCATCCTTATGGAATGCAAAGCAGGTGCGGGTTGATGGCTTTGGCAGGCCGCCTTCGTCGCGGTCGCCAATTGTGATGAACTTAAAGCCGAGGAAGGTGTCCAACTGGCCCTGAACTAGGGCCTTGACGGCAGCATAATCGCTCGATGCGATCTTGGTGTCGTCAAGCAATGCAGCCAGACCTGATGCGTGGATCAGCATACAGCGATCCTGTGCTGGTACGTTGCCAGTGTCGAGAAGCTCTTTAGCCTCAAGCAACTTAGCAAGGTTCATGTTTGTACCCGCGCCACCAACTGTTGTAGCAACAGTCAATGCTGTACCAGAGCCAGACAGCGCATCAATCACTAGCTGATCCATACGACGCCCGATTGCACCTGACACTACCTGCACCAATTCACGACGCTCATCAAAGTTGATTTTCTGCTGTGAAAA